AATATTATCACCAAAGTAAATCTGATAAGTGTTTGTTAAACTCTCTTGTAGAAAGTATACTTTAGAATCACCAGTCAATGATAAGAAATTGGTGGCCAATGTATAAACTTCAGAGGCCGCATTAGAGGATGATTGCTGAACGGTGACTGTGATAGTTGATGTATCTACGTTCTCATCTGGTATTTCAAAAATATATTGTGGATTATTAATTGAATCAACGGTGAAGTTGAGTGTTGTGGCCAATCCTTGTTTCAATACAACATTATTGAATGTAACTACACCGCCAGAAGTATTCTCTGTATAAGAATCAGAAGTAACAAAACTATAATTGACACCATCAATGGCTTCCGAAATAAACTGTGTAAACTTTGGTAGTGTTAATGACGAAGCAGTAACTTGATTAACTTGAAGATTGATGGTAGCTGTCGGTGCAATGGCTGACCGTGGTGTATAGTTGAGTAACTTGGCATGAGATACAACAGAACCTCTCTGAATTGCCGTATCCAAAAACATCTCATTAGCCACTTGATTGAGGTAATATGCCTGATATTGTGTATTATAAGCCAGAATGTCTAATAGAGTAGAAAGTGCCGAACCTTCATAGTTATAATCTTTCAGTATATCTTGTGATTGTAAGAATGTTCTGAGATTGGTCTTGATTGTATTGAAATCCAAATCGGTCATTTGGATATTAGAATTAGCGCCGGCCATGTTATCTATTTCTCTCTAAAAGTAATGTAACCGTTGTCGGTAATGTGGCATTTTCAATGTAGAAACTTAGACTTACATTGTATGCGTTTTTATCTGGTAAAGGTGTTACGGTGATACTATTTAATGTTGCTCTTGGTTCATAGTTCTCTATCATGGTAGAGATTTCTCGTTCTAATGCAGTGGCGGTTAGTGGTGATACTAATTCAAACAGCAAAGCATTGAGATTTGAACCTAATTCTGGATTAAATGGTCGTTCATAGTAGTTCGTCAATAATAGGTTACGAATCGACCGAATGACCGCTTGCTCATCAAAACTGAGAGCGACATCTCCCGTTACCGGCTTCTTGGTAAAGGTGAAGTCAATATCAGAGTATATTTTTGTTATTGTTAATGCCATCTTTCTATTTATTCTGCTCTAGGAGTAAAATCGCTTTTTTAGTATTTGAAGTTGCGCCGAAAAATTTTAGGGCCGGAACGCAAAATTTCGAATTTTTTCCAGCTAAAAAAACAGCATTTTTGTCTAAAACTCGTGATGTAACTTTTGTTGGCATTTTTTATAATTATAAATTGTTTATAAAGTTGTTAGCTTTATTTTCTAAAAATTCTTTTGTTAAAATTACTTCCTCACCATTTGTTTTCCAAATTTGTGAACCATCTTCTAAATATTCAACAATAGATATTGGTGAGTTATGGCTATGGTGTAAATAAAAATTAAAACAAATATTGGACATAATATCAACACATTCACTTTTCGTATTAACCAAAAAATATTGTCCATCTAAAGGATTAAAAATTGCATACTTTTTCATTATGTTCTAGCTCCATATATATTACCTAAAGATAACCACGTAACAAAAGAATTACCTGAAACTGCTACTCCAGCTCCTCCGCCACCACCTTGGCCAAAAAAAACATATGTTGTTCTTTGGCCAGATGCGCCAGAAGAACCCCACGTGCCACCGGTACCTCCTGTTCCGCCAGCAGAAAATCCTGTATTAGGATAACCACCTAATCCTCCTGCACCAGGTGATGTTAATGTTCCCGACCCACCTGTAGATCCATTAATATTTCCTGAAACTGTACCACCAGCGCCACCACTACTTAGTCCTGCACCACCACCACCGCCGCCGCCACCGGCTTGAGCTGCAAAAAATGTTGAAGAACCGCCACCGCCACCACCGCCACCTCCAGCAATGTTACCATTATTTGTTATGTTGATACTTGATGAAATGAACATAGCCCTACCGCCAGTTGTTCCTGCGGTACCTGCTCCAGTATTGCTACCACCCCTACCACCATTACCACCTCGACCAACTATTGTGCCTGAGTTAATTAAACTAACTCCATTTGGAAAAGATCCAGAAATAGTCAATGCGGTTGCAGAAGTTGATGATGCGTATATTGTCACACCACTTGCAATCGTCACTTCCAAATTACTTGTTTGATTCCACCCATTCGAAACAGCATAGTTTCTGAGATCCAAATCAATTTGGTTTGATCCAATTGTTAGTCTATATGTTGATGATTTACCGTATCCATCAGCAGCTAAACGAATTGGGCCAGAAGGTATTTGGTACAAAGTTCGGACTGTTGATTGGCCCAAAGATATTTGTGTAGTTGCTGGATTTAAAAGTTCAACATTGACATCTGCACCCATTCGCATTGCACCACTTGATGGTAATGGCATTTTACTTCAACCTTTGTTTTATTTCATCCACTTCATCAGCAAGTTCATTGATGGCTTGTATAATCAATCCAGCCAGTTTTTCGTAACGAACTGCTTTGTATCCATCTTTACGAACAGCGACTACTTCAGGCAATACTTGTTCGACCTCTTGTGCAATCACACCTGTATCATGTTTACGCACAAAATACTTATCTTCACCGCCTCGTTGTTCAATAACATCATCAGTCCAATCAAACATAACACCACGAATCTTTCTTAGTTTATACAAAGCGGCATCGATTTGTTCTATGTTCTCTTTAAGGCGTTCATCGGAAGAAAAATAGGCAGTAACTTCATTAGTAGCACGAATCTCGCCTGTTGTGCCCGATGCAGCTGTACCTACACCAAATGAACCAAATTGAACAGATGCTGACGTGTTAATGCTCTGTGGTAATGATAGAACAGGTACTGTGGTTGTGCCGGCAACGGTGATTTGATTGGTCGTGCCAGTAATTGATGATACCTTATTATTTGCTACGTTAAAGGCACCTTGTGCTAATCCATTGGCACCGTTAGCGGTCGACCTTGCAACTGAATCGATGGCTGATATACCACCAGATGAAATTGATGATAACGCTGTGTTGGCTGCACCGTAAGCCGATGAAGCATAATTGTTGACCGCTGTGATTTGTGTATTTTGCCAAGCATCAACACCTTCAAGACCACCAATACGAGTATTCTGTGTTACATCTACACTTTGTATAATACTGATTGTAGTATTTTGAAGTGTATTAATGGTTTCAATACTGTTTAATCGAGTATTCTGTGTATCATTAACACCTTGTATAATCGTGATAGTTGTATTTTGGTTGGTATTAATTGTTTCAATACTATTCAAACGAGTATTTTGAGTAATATTAATACCTTGTAAAATAACGGTATTAGATGATGCAGATGATGCTATCACACGGGCTACGTTATCAATCGCAGCACCACCAGAAATCGTGTTTGCATAATCATACACAGTTTGTGCTAAATTAGTTGCAGTATTGGCTTGATTATAACTTGATGTGGCAATACCTGTAGCGACATTGGCCTGCGTAAACGCTGGGTCTGTTACAGGTGGTAATGGTGGGTATGATGAAGTAATCGTGGCTGCACCGTTAGCTACTGCAACACCACCGCCAGATGCAGTAATCGATGGTATGCCATAGTTTAATACTTTGATAATTGAAGATGATGGTACGGCTATTGTGTAATTCATGTCGTTACTCCCAAATCATCTTTCAATTTATCCGTACCAATAATTTCAATCAAATTGTTTTGTGTTGCACCAAGATTGGAGAACTGTGAAATGTAATTATATTCGTTTACAATCTCATACGAATTGGTATAGAATGTAATATCACCACTTACTCGTTCATTGACTGTGTTTGAAAAGAACTGTATGTCAGAGATGATGACATTCATCGCCGAGTTTGATATATTACTGTTGGCGCCACTAAATGAGTTGGCCAATGTAATGTAATCGTTGCGTATTGCTGTGGTAGAATCATTGATTGTGTTTGCAATATACAAACTGGTAAAGTTACCAAGAATTGGCACATTGTTTTGCACACCATCACTCTTGTTGACCAATTGCAATATCTGACGACCAACACTTAACGCAGAAGTGTAATCAGGATATGCGGCTGTGTTTGATGAATCAGTTACACCAGATAAATTGTTTGTATGATTGGTGAAATTAGTTAATGATGATTGTGCAGATGAAGCAGCGGATAACATAGTGTTGGCTAAATCAGGATTATCATATGTGTATGCTTCTGTGTTAGCATATTCTGCAATAC